TTGGCCGTCGTGTAGACAGTTGTTGACTCGTCAAGGTTAGCTTCAGCAGTATAAAGCGCAAGCTTCAGCGTGTCCGTTAGCAGGTTGTGAATAGCCTCATACAACTCTGCCTTAAAACTCGTCGTTTGCGTTTGGACGATCATTTAACCGGATTCCTTACCTGACCATCACGATAAGCATCCATACGCTGTTTGCCGTCACCCAGATTTTTAAGGAGCGCCAACGCCTGCGTGTACATTTCACCATTAACAGCAAACTGATCCTGTTCCGCTTTCAAGAACCGTACAGCTTCTAGCACAGTACCGTTCAAAAGCGCCGAGTCAAAGTTATCACCCAACCACGTAGTTCCGGCAGTGACGATAGATTCAGGATAGTAGTAATAGTGAAGTTCAACGTAATACGCGCTATCCGGCGTCGGACCAACGATGAATGACAGTTCCGTTTCTAAATCTGACCGAGGGCCAAAAATTGCATAATGCTTTGGTACGCCCTTGGAATTAGGCGCCGGGTACGCCTCACGGATGAAGTTAACGTCTTTGTTTAGAAGATAAGCGTAGGTGCCGGTGCTGGTATCACCGTTGGTAATAACCGCCAGAGAATAAACAGACAAAAAGTCCGTAGGAGCCGATAGGTACTTATTATCAGTAGTCAACTGTCCATAGACGTTCTTACGCAGGTTAGCAATCTGAACAGTGTTATAGATCTTCTGCTCAGCCTGCTTAACAAGCATAGCCATCTGGTCATTGGTGAAAGTATTCTCAACAATGTCCTGAACATTAGCTGACAACTCAGTGTAGTTCACGCCATCGGCCCCCGAGCCATTACACCTTTAGTCGCCGCCCCAGTGCCGCGAATCTTGATGCCGGTAGTCTTGACGTTCTTCTCCGGGTATCCAGAGTTTTTCAAATCTACCTTCGGGGCAGGTTTGGGCTGCATTCCGTTTTTCTTCATGTCAGATCCCCGTCATGCGCGTACGCCGCATGGGTTTCATTTGGTTTGCAACCTTTGCAAGATTACGCCCCATCTGTTTCATTTGAAGATTTGTTTTTCCACCCTTGGCAAACTTGGTGGGTTTCTTACCGGGGTGCATATTGGCTTCATGCTTATGCACCGCTTTCTTTGCGTCCATGATGACTCCTAAGTCGTGGCAACCGTAACTGTACCAACAGACGTAACCGCTACCAAATAGTTTGGTGTCAGTCCCGCGTCGTTTGCACTTGCTCCACCAACAGGGTTCCAACCCCACTGAATATCTCTTGAACCACCGGTAAGGTTACCGGCTGCGTTTACCCCCGCTGTTACGTAGGTAGTATCCCGCCTTGGATTCCTGAGCGCCTGCGGATCATCTACAGGATACATACCCAATTGCAACTGCGGTTGATCTGGGTCCCAGCAGGCTTGACAAACCAAGACGTTAATCTTTTTAGTCTTAACTATAAGTTCGCTAAGAGTTCTAAGCTTAAACCTAAAACCGCATCTATCGCACATGGCGATAGCGATTTTGCCACTGGCAAACCTGTTACCCATTAGGCACCGCTACCAATAAACTGTCGGCGAGGAACAAACCGAACAGCCGCTTTTTCACGGTCTTCACCAGCAGCCAAGTTGAACTGTTCGTCATACACAGCTTTTAGCATCTGCACCCGATCCATTAGCTCGGGCACTTTCATGGCAATGTAGTACGCAAGGCCAGCTACAAGACAGGGCAAAAAGCGGAAGTTCATGTCTCCCGTTTCAATACCGTTACCCGCGTCTTGTACCCGCCTCATACGCCAGTAAGCAAACTGGTACGTCTGTGAGTTATCAGGTGTAAGCCAGACCGTCACTGACGGCAAGTTGGGGTTATAGACTGCAGCTCCGCTTGAATGCCCCGCAGCAGTAGTATTATTTTGTCCTCTGGCTACGCCCATCAGGGTGTTGCCACTGATGTACTGATAGAAGATGTCTTCCGCACCAACACGGATAAAGCCATACGCAGGCAAACCAACAACAGTGTTTAACGCTACGCTTGTTGCGCCAGCCAATAGGTTGCCGCTGAGAGTAGAGGACGTGGGCGATACCGCACCTGACAAACGATTGACCAAAACCTGAATCGGGCGCCCCTGAGCAAGTTTGTTTGGGATCGTGGCGTATGTTGATACGCTGATACGTGTAATGTTTAAGTCTGCTTGGGTGGAAGCAGTATTTTGTCCAGTCCTGATAACGTGTTCTAGTAGGTCGATGGTGTCCAGTGGCAGTGCGTAAGTGCTAAGGCCCGGAGTCAGGGTAATAATCCCCGGCTCAATCGTCCACATGTTGATGCCACGGTTCTGCCACTCAATGGTAAGCAGATTCATCGACCTCCGAGCAGTACGCAGGTCATAACCAGAACGCAGTTCGCGCCCAGCCCGCTCCCACGCCTCTTCCGCGATGTCCGTAAACTCTAAGTTAAACGCCGTGGTACCAGAGGTGGTCATCTAAATCTCGCAGTCTTCTGGGCTATGCTTTTGGGTTGAGCTACAAACTGCTTACCCTTTGCTTTTCCGGCTCGTTTTGCTTTGGTCGTTGCCGCATACTCAGCAGGACTCAAGGACTTGATCGCTGCTTCTGGCAGATACCGCTCACCCGTTTTAGAGGAGGGCTTTCCGCTTTTGGTCCGCCACTTTTGCGCGGTCCAGTCAGAGAGCGACTGCTGCGGCGCTTTCAATCTTTATACCCTCCGCCTTTGGCTTTATATTGCTTCGCCAAGAGCTGGGCTTTCCTCGCGCTCCACTGCCCTGCGCCAGTCCCCTGCGTTGCCTGCCCTTTGATTTGCTCAAAGAGCTTCTTCCGCATTCCGGGCTTCGTATAATTCCCAGCTTCGTTCACACGGCTGACCTTACCGCCTTCTGCATACTCATAAAACGCAGTGTCATCCCGCCGTTGCTTACGCTTAGGCTTTGGCATTTTGCTGGGGCTAATAGCCCCCATTCCGCGAGAAGCCATCATACAAACCGCCCCCGAGTTTTGCCCCGCTGAGCAATACCATCAGCTTTGCGTACAAAACCGCCAGAAGCGTAACCTTCTTTGGCCCCGGTTCTTAAAGCGCGTTCGCGGTCAGTTTTAACTCTACGTTCTTCGCGTTCTTCATCCGATCTTTCACGAGCAACTCTCATAGCTCGTTCTACATCTTGGTTGGCAAATTCTTGTTCAGCTTCATCAGAGAATTCAACTCGCCCCGGTGGCACTGCACCTCGACGCATCAGCGAACCAACTCCGCTTTTCTCAATAGCTTTTTCGACGGCTGGGCCAACTGTTGGGTCGTATTTATCTAAGTCTTCCCCAAACTTTCTCCCGGCTTCTGCCGCGACTCCAAGTAGACCTGCTCGACCCGCAGATCGCAATGTAGCCCTGCCGCCAGCTTCTTGCTGCCTGCGGCGGTTAACTTCACTAAATTTATGTCCGGGGGTAGCGTCAGGACTTAGCCCGCGACCAATACGCCGCATGTCAGCGGCTTGGGAAGCCCCAACATCCTCAAGCAAATTAGGTGCCAAATCCTCAGCGTTTGTTTGATTTGGCGAACGGTAAGGGTAATTAGGCTTGGCAGGTTTGTTGAGGCGTCCCATTTAAATCATCCTTCCTTTTGTCTTGCCCCGCTGAGCAATACCATCGGCCCGCTTAGATGCAGACCCAACCATACCACCCTTGGCAAACCCCAACATTTTGCCTTTTTCGTCGTAAAACCGCTGTCGGTCCGGCGTACCTATACTAATTTCTCGCCTCATCTCTGGGCCTTCTTCGGGGGTAATGGTATATCCACCATACACAGGAGACCTTGGGCCCAGTGCTTCAACTGCCGAACGATTACGTTTACGGACGGGAGTACGTTTTACTTCAACTTCTGAAGGTTCACCTTTTATTGGCGGGCGCTCAACAAAAGACATAGCAGGACTTTCTTCGCCCGCCATTTTTTCTAGCTCGGGCGTATCAACACCACGCCGTTGCATTTCAGCTAACGCACGTTTGTATAGATCGCTTTTGCTAGGCATTTAAATAATCCTTCCTTTAGTTTTACCGCGCTGAGCGCAGCCATCAGCTCGACTAGAAGCGGAACTAACCGAACCGCCAGTGGCAAAACCAAGACGCATGGAACGCGGTGCAGCTTCGTCATACGCTTTATTCATTCGCGTTTGACGCTTTTCCTCTTCAACTTGCTCCATCATCCGGCGCGTTTGCTCCGGCGTAGGCGTCAGATCTTCTTGGTCAGTTTTAATCAATGTGTCCATAGGAGGAACAGTTTTTTGCGGGCGTGGTCTTTTAATTTTGTCCATGTCAGCACTTCCCGCCGCCCATCATCTTCACCTGCATAGCTTTGGTCTTGCCTTTCTTGGCGATACCGTCAGCAGCCTTGTGACCAGCAGCAAGACCGCCGGATTTGTAGGTCATGCCGCCGCCCATCATCTTCTTGGCGTAGCCACCCTTCTTCATCCCGGCCTCGGCCATCTCATGTTTGATCATGGACTTGGGAGCACCTTTCTTTTTCATAAAGGCAATCTCTTTACCCATCATAGCTTTCGACTCTTTCATTTCGCCACCTTGGTTGAATTTACGGCCCTTATCGGCCTGCATGAATTCCTTGCCAACCTTTTGCGGGATGCCAAGGCGTTTAGAAGCATCGGGGTCATTAGCTACAAGAGCCATTAGATTATGCTGAGCTTTGGTCTTGGAAGGCATGTTAGACCTTGATGATCCAACCTTTACCAAACACATACCCAGCCGCCAGCAAGCCAATCCAGATCAACACCTTTTCAACGATAGTCTTGCCGACCTTCTTGTAGAACTCGGAAGACATCTCTTCAAGAGCCAATCGCGCGGCTTCTTTGGCTATTGCCCGCTCGCGGTCAGTCAGTTGAATATCGCTCATCTCAGCACTTCCATGCCCTAAGTGATTTATTGATCCGACTGTTTGGGTCATTCGCGGTCTTCGCGGAAGTCAGCTTCTTCTTCATCCCCGTCATCCGGGCACAGAATGATTTCTTCCTTGAACCGCCTTCCGGTTGCGGGGCCTTGAGC